TGTTCTGCTGTTCAGGCAGGACGTTACGGCATTTGCGGTCACATGGCAGCGCGGGATCCTCTACATCAACCGCCAAACCAAAAGGGTCAACTGGTGTTTACCGAGCGTCGTTACAAGCTACCACTGCTTCCGTTTGAAAAGCAGTTAATCCAAACGCTTGGTTGCAGCGAAGAGGAGTATCGCGCTTTTGTCGATCAGGTCAACCGCTACGGCTACATTCGCCCAGCTAAATATGAACTGATTCCAGATATTCAGGCTTCTGACCCTTTCACAATTTCACTCGCCATCAGTTTGATAGTCGGCGCACTTTCAACAGCTGTTAGCTATCTATTAACACCTAAACCAAAAGCACCTTCCGCGCCTCGCGATAATCGTGTAACCCAACGTCAACTTGGCAACATCACGGGACCAGATCGCTTCAGCCCTACCTCTGGCTTTGATACTCAAGCCGAACTAGCAAACTACGGCGATCCAATTCCGATCATTTTCGGCAAATACACTGGCGCCACTGGAGGCATCCTTGCCAGCCCTCGCTTGGTGTGGTCACGGGCTTTTTCCTATGGCTATCAACAAGCTGTAAAATTGCTATTTGTTGTTGGCGAACAAGGTTTAGGCGAAGGAATTGATCGCCCCGATCTCAACGGTGTTTTTCTTGGCAACTCCGCGTTGGACGCAATTTATGATCACAATTTTGCCTTTTATTGGAAACGCAACAGCAATAGTTTTAGCCGCATCAAAGCTCAGAACCTAGCTTACGGAACTCGTGGCATACCATCTTCAGGTGATCCAGAGACAAATAATGATATTTATTTATGCCCTACATCAAACGCGTTAGCTGACACTGGTTTTTGCAATGCATATTCTCTAAATGCCAACATTCAATTTGGTGCATATTCGGCAATACCAAATGCCACTAATTATCGAGTTAATTGGAAAGTTATTTCTATTCCGTGGCTGGAAGGTCAAGAAGAGGATCCCGGCGGTATTTTACTAGCTGAACGTATCAAAATTGCAGGTGATTACGGCTTTGATCCAAAAACCAAACAAGGGCGCGGCGATATTCGATATAGGGCACAGCAAGGGGTGGGTCGCAATTATGGCCGCCGCATGGGAATCACCTCTCATAATGGCTATGTCCCTTCGAGTCCCACCGAAGTAAGGCAAGTAACTGTCGGTGACACGATCACTTACACGATCGCCCCTGGTGAACTGCCCGCCGATACCTATTTTATTGATCCCGAATACCAGAACGTCCAAGTTGACGACATCAATTCCGAGATTGAATCGGGTCGTCGTGTAGCCGACGAAACGCTGCAGATCGGTGAAACGATCATGATCGGCAGGACCGTCTGGGTCGTTACATCACGGGCATTGCCCATGTGGACGCCAACCCAGCGCCAAACAATCCAACTGCGTTGCATCGAAACGTTTGGCAGTGGACTTGGCGCATCCATCGGGATTGTCAGCGAGACGATGATTACCCGTGGCATTTACAACGACGACAATGGCACCACCAACGCACGCAACGGCCTAGGTCTTAATGCCGGCGCCGGCTTCTATCCGCTGCTGCGTGTTGCTTTTGGCGTGGTGCGTAATACACGCGCCTGCGACGTAACAGAAATCGGAATCCGCAGCCAGGTTTGGCAACGCGCCCAAGGTCTCTGCAACTTTGGGTCACTGCCCAGTCCGGCGGACTTGTACAAGTCGGAATCGCACCGTGTGTCAATCCAAAGCGGCACGATGACGCTGTACTTCAAACGCACTTCGGTTTGGACAATGTGGCTTCGTCCTGCCGGCACCGATGAAGACGGCACCGAATACGACTGGGAAGCCCTTGGCGAACAGTTTTGCATTACGGGCGAAACACCCCAGGACCAGTACAACTTCATCAGGTTTAAGCATCCAGAGCGCCGACAGTTTGAGTTCAAGATGGTGCCAAAAAGCGGTGCCGATGTATCACGCCATAGCGCAGACGATGCAGTGTTCTGGCGTTTAGATGCCAAGCAAAATCAAACTCTTGCCGGAGAATATACAACTGCATACGGCACTTTTGAGGTTTACGCAGTTGGCGAACTTGTTACGGCTAAGCAAGTTTCATTTAATCCAGAAATGATGACTAAGGCTGTCTTCAATGACGGCAGTTCAACGAGCACTATCCCTGATGCAATCGAAGTTGAAACATATTTGCCTGACGTTGAAGATGCTGGTGCTAAAGCCGCATCAGTCGGCTGGTATGACTGGCTACCTGATGGTGTTACACAAGGCCGCCGTGGCGCCACAATGTATGAACTGTTTGGCCAAGCCAGTTCTTATGGTCTTATCAAAACAGCGGAACGAACAGTCAATCTCGGTAATGGACGTAGCATTACAATTCGATTTACGGGTATCGTTGACGATACTTATCCTGCTAACCATCCATACTTTCCTGGTTTTCGGCTGTGGAGTTTTCAACGAATTGATGTTGTAAGCAGCACGGGCGGCTTTAATACAAATCAGATTTTTAACGTTTCTATCCCAGTCACGCCTGGCAACCCTCGGGCACTCCCTTATGGATTGACAACCTGCGGTGTCCGCCTGATTGTTCTTTCAACAACAGGCAATAATGGGAATCTTCCAATAGGTCGTCAATCAGCTTGGGAGTATGAATTACTTGGCGACCAACAACTTTATGCGTTGGGGTATCAGCGTACTGTGTCGTTTACTGTGCCTAGTTCTTCCGGTGCAGTTGCAAAAATCAATGCCACTGGCACAGTTACAACACGTCCTGCCGATTCGCAAACTAATTTTCCGGGACAAACAAAGGCTTGGGATGTGGTCTATGCGATTGACACCATTGGAACATATGGTTCATGGGTCAATGGCGCACTAATGGAAAACAATGCCGTTGTTTCATCTAGCAATCCGTTTTACACACCGGGTCAAACTGTTGGCATTGTTTTGCGCGTTCTGTCCCTAAAAACAGTCGTATTGCCGCCTGGTTTTACAGCAGAGCGCGTATATGAGGAAAACAGCCAAGTCAACGATCTAAGCTTTTACAATTCATTGCTGCAGAAATCAAACGAAAGCCAGCCAGAACACGAGATTGTTTATGTCAACGAAAGCATTGCTAACGAAGCAACACCGCTTTACACAAACATGACTCTTTGTGGTCTGGCCTTAAAAGCATCTCGCAATTTCACCAGCTTGGATCAACTGCGAGTGTGGCTTGCGGATGGCATTTCAGTCAAAAACTTTGCTCCTGACTCAGGCGGTGCCATTACACCTAGCAATAAATTTACTGATCTCGTTTACTACTTACTTACCGATGAAACAGCCGGCGCTGGCGCAGTCGTATCTTCAAACCTAATTAAAGAGGAAGACTTCCCTGCAACAACTCAGTTTTTAGAACAAAATAAGTTGTTCTTTGATGGCGCGATTGATCAACCTACCAATATTCGCCAACTCATCAGCGACCTTGCACCTTATTTTCTGTGTAACTTTGTAATTGCCGACGGCAAATTTAGCTTGGTGCCTGCAGTACCGATTGACAGTTCTGGAGTTATCTCAACCAATCCCGTCACAATCAAACAGTTATTCACATCAGGCAACATTATTGAAAGTAGTTTTGCGGTGGACTATTTAGCGGCGGAAGAGCGCAAGGATTTCCAAGCTGTCATGCGTTATCGGCAAGAACGACGCAATCAACTTCCCGAAGAGCAGACACTTGTGGTGCGCTGGGCGGATCTAGGTGAAACGCCATCTGTTGAATCTTTTGATATGACGCAATACTGTACCAGTCTCGATCATGCGCTGTTAGTTGCCAAGTATTTCTTGTCAATTCGCAGGCGCGTCACGCACTCCATTCGATTTACAACGACACCTTACGGACTGGATCTAGCACCCGGAAACTTCATCAAGGTTGTCACGCAAGCCAGCCCTTACTCTGCCGCCAACAACGGCGTCATTGATGCTTCAGGTAATATCACCTCAGCCACTGAATTAACAGACGGCAGTTACACAGTTATTTACTGGACTTCAACAAATGAGGAGACAGAAAAAGCGACACTGACTGTGGCTAACGGCAAGGCGCTTGAAACAACACTGTTTAACAGTATTTTCACGATCAACAATGTTTCTACATCTAGCAACGTTTACATGGTGGAGCAACTTACGTTGAACGAGGAGGGATTGGTTGAAATTGCCGCTACTGAGTTTCCATGCACAAGTACGGACAGTAGCCTGATTGCATTGGATCTCGTCACTGACGGCGCCTTCACAATTACCAGCTGAGCATGGCTTTCCCTACTTTGAAACCAACGGCTCGCGCTTATGACAGTGGCGACTATCCCGTCAAAACGTTTAAGGCACAATCCGGCGCCGAGTCACGCATCCTGTACGGCAGCCGCCGCACCAATATGAGTTTGGACTTGAGTTTCGACAACATCACTGATGCGCAGGCCGAACTTTTCCTGGATCATTACGACGAAACCAAGGGCACATACCAAACGTTCACAATCCCGTCAGCTGTTTTTGATGGCTGGGAAGGCAATTCCGATGCTTTGGATGCAGCAACGGGTAACAGTTGGCGGTATTCCGGTCCACCGGCATTGACCAGCGTGAGACCGGGCGTAAGCTCCGTTAAAGTGAAGTTGCTGGGTGTCCTGTAATGGCGCGTATTTACACCGGACGTGACGGGCGCCTGCTATTGGGCAGCGATACACTCGTCAAGGTAACAGCCTGGACGCTCCAGGCCGACCTAGAAACACTGGAATGTACGACGCTTGGCGACTCGCAACGTAATTATGTGCCTGGCGTTCAAGGGTTTAGTGGCAGTGCCACCCTGCTGTATTACCTAGATAACGATAACACCAACGATGCCAGCACGCTAATCCGCAAACTGGTGCGTACATCTGCTGTTGAAGCCACAGACACCGTGACGTTGACTTTGCGTTTGACCGACGGCACAATCAATAACGACGTAAAACTGACGGCTTACATCACCAGCGCCTCGATTGGGGCATCAGTTGGGGAAGTTGTGTCAGCCCAGATTTCGTTCCAGGGCACTGGCGCTTTGACTACGGCGAGCTTGTAATGAGCGTTTACCTCGGCAGTTACGGACTGGTCGAACTGCGGCGTAGCTCGGAGCTTGCCGAAAAAGCATCCGTCATCAATCCGGGTGACGTTAATACTGCTCGCCGTCGCTTTAGTTTTGACTTTGACGCCGGCTTTTTGCACAGTGGCGATCAAATTGAAATCCGCAGCACCAACGGCGCCAACCTTGCATTTGTCGATGCAAGCGGCTGGGTCGTCAACGCTGTCCAAGACGCGGGCCACTGGTACGTTCACATCGACGAATTAGGTGGGATTCGGCTTTATGACACATTTGACAAGGCGATTGAAGGCTTGCAAAGTCAAGCGATTGTGCTGACTTCGATTGCAGTTGACATCCCGATTGCCGTTCGCATTGTCAATCTTGTGCCACGTATTTTGGCGCAATGTACCTACTTTGAACTGAATACAACCCGCGAAGCCGTTGATACCACTGCGTTAGGCGACGAGTTCCGCTCGCAGTATTCCAGCCTGATTAGCGGCAGCGGTAATTTTCGGGCTTACTGGGAATACCTACCTTCCTACGCCAAGCAATCCACTGCCGAATCCGCCAACTATCTGCTGCAGCTTGCTATTCGCACAGAAGTGGGCAGCAAGTTTGGCGCCAAGTTTTACCTCAAGGTCGGCGGCGAAGACGGCACCAAAACCAGTATTGACGATGAGATCTGGTACGAAATTGATGGCATTATTACGCAAGCTGGCGTGAACTTTTCACCCGACAATGCCGTTGAAATTAGTGCCGATTTTGTCACGACTGGCGCCATCCGTCTACTAGCCAAAACCACACCCGCAAATAAAGTGCTGCAGGAAAACACTGGCGACATTCGACTGGAGCAAGACTCAAGTGCTTCATTGCTACAGCAGGAAGAAACTCCCTGAGCCCGCTAAACTAGGTGGTAACAGTGCCCTGTCGGCTTAGGCGCGATGGCTGACCTTCGGATTAGTGAACTGCCCGCACTGGCTGGCGCCAACCTAGCTAGCGGTGACCTCCTGCCTGTCGTTGACGTTTCTGCGAGCGAAACGAAGAAAATCACGGTCCAAGACACCATTGGTTATGGCGTCACCCTGATCGCTGATGCCACGATCCCCGGCGCCAAGATCCTGTTCAACGCTGGTCAGATTGCTGGCGCATCCATCGCCACAGGCGGCATTTCAGCCACGCAACTGGCGTCTGGCGCTGTAACCGCCGCCAAACTTGCCAACGAATCCACCGTTGATCTGGTTACCACGCTGCCGGGATCTGGCGCGTATGTAGGCCAGCTGGCGATGGATACCGATTCCAGCAACCTGCTCTACTGCTGGGATGGCGCCAACTGGCAATCGATCCGCGCACCCGGCTCGGTCAACAGTGTTACGGGTTCGGCTACTGGAATCGTCAATATCGCCATCACCACAGTCGGTGACGCGATCACAGTCAGCGCAACGCTGGACAACACTGCTGGCGCCGCTGAATTTCTTGCCGGTCCAACTGGTGCAGCTGGTGCCGTTAGCTATCGCCCCATCGTTGGAACGGACCTTCCTACGTCTACCACCAGTGCCAAGGGTGGCGTGATCGTCAACGGCGAAGGTCTCCGCATGGACGGCGACACGCTGGAAATTGACGCTGACGTGACTGCCAGCGGTGCCACCCATTCAGTGGTTACCTATAACGCCAAAGGTCTGATCACCGCCGGTCGTGCCGCCACAAGCGCCGATCTGCCAACTGCCACAGCAGGCGCTATTGGCGCGATCAAGCCCGGCACTGGTCTGACAATGGGTGCCGCTGGAGCACTCAATCACACCAATACGGTTGCTGCTGGTACGGCCACCAAGGTTGCTTTCGACTCTCAGGGGCACATCACAGCCAGTGCGGCTTTGGATGCTGCCGACATTCCTAATCTGGCTGCTAGCAAAATTACAACGGGCACGTTCGACACAGCCCGCATCGGAGACGATGCAGTTACTGGCGCCAAGTTAGCCAACAGTTCTACCGCTCAGTTTGGCGCTAATCAGCCAACCGCTGAATACACAGGCCAGCTGTATTTCAACAGCCTTAATCGTGACATTTACATCTGGGACGGCAACGTCTGGCAACCCATCGGTATTTCGGTTGGTGAGATCGTTCTGGCTGGCACGTTTGATGCTTCCAGTGGTGGTGGCACGGGCCTTGTGGCTTCGGTCACGGCAGAAGGTACAGCGATTGGTCTTGTTATTGGTCAGGCGTTACCCCCCGCTGCTACTGCCAACAGCAGTTACTACTTGGTGGTGTCAAACGCTGGCACAATCACTTCGGGTAACGCGCCTCAAGTTGCGCTGACTCCGCCGGACATCATCCTGTCGAACGGCTCCAACTGGACTGAGATCGACGTTTCCCAGACCATTACAGCGCAGGTTGCTAGCAACGTCAGCTTTACGCCGGCTGGTGATATTGCAGCCACCAACGTCCAAACCGCGATTGAGGAAGTTGATAACGAAAAACTGCCCAAAGCTGGCGGCACCGTTACCGGCGAACTGCTGATTGGCACGACGGGCAGCCTTGCATTTGAAGGTGCCAGCGCCAACGCCTTTGAAACGTATCT